GTTTTACACACACCTTCAAACATCTGCCACTGCTATTTCATTTGTAAACTCAGACACCTCTGTAACATCACTAACTAGTTATCTTGTACCTTGTAACTCACTCTCGCTAGATAACTCAGACGTTAGGACTATTCACTTTTCTGTAGAGGCTAATGAGTTCAACTTTGAGGACAACAATGAATCTCTGTTCGCTCAGTATTATGAGAACTACATTACAGACGTATTTAATCAGAAGTCAAGAACAACAAAGGTTACTGCATACTTTCCACCTAGCTTCCTGACTCAGTATGGAATCAATGACAGGCTGTTTATTAGTAATAAGCCTTACAAGATCAATACGCTAAAGACCAACATCACAAACGGAAAGACTCAACTAGAGTTAATGAATGATTTTAGATATCAACCATCGGAGGCTGCTTTACTGAATGACTTAATCGTTTACTATGACTTTAACGAGGCTAGTGGCAATTTACTTGACCAGGTGGGCAGCAATGATGGTACTCCTTCGGGTGTAATCTATGGGCAAACGGGTATTTTAAATGACTGCTACCTATTTGAGGGGGTTAACGATTTAGTTAACTGTGGCAACATCACAGACACAGATGATATTACTGCCTTTACAGCTTCCTTCTGGTTTAAACAAGCAAGTCAGTCTACATCTGGATTTGATGGGGTAATGACAAAGGGATTAAACACAGACAGGTCATGGGGCTTTTCTATTTTTGATAACGAGGGTGATGATAATCACAGGGTAAGAGTTTTAGTTAATGCAGATGATGAGACGGTGAGATATTCCAACACCGTTATAAGTACTGCTGTTTGGTATCATGTCGTGGTTACTTGGAATGGTGCAACTGGTCGCACAAGGTTGTTTATAAATGGCGTGGAAGATTTTGACGTAAACACAGGAGCAACTGGTTCTGTTACATCAACTACTCAGGCTGTGTATTTTGGAGTACAAGCTGGAAGTAGTCCCCTTTACTTCAATGGTAATATAGACGAGGCTGGATTCTGGAAAAGGGAGCTTAATGATCTAGAAATAGAAACGCTTTACGGAAATGGAACGCCACCAAATTATAGCACCTTCACATAATTGATTCAAAAAAAATGTTATACTAAAGAGATGCTGAGAACACTAATTGGACTGATAGAACACGTTAAGCCAGAAACCGAAACAATGAGAATTGCACGAGGTAAGTATTATCTGCCTAAAACTTGGAAAGAAGCACTTAGAATATGTCTAAAGAAGTAATATTAAGCGTAAAGATTGACGGAAACGGTGCTATCAAATCGGTAGAAAACCTAACAGAGGCTATTGATGAATCTAGAGAAGCCTCTGAGAAGGCATCAAAGGAAACTCAAAAGCAACTAGAAAGCGTACAAAAGGCGTCGAAGTCAGCTTCAAGCGGAATTGCCACGGTTGGAAAAGCCTTCAAGGGTCTTGGAACAGCCATAAAAGCTATAGGAATTGGGTTACTTATCGCAGCAGCAGCTAAGCTTTCTGAAGTGTTCAAGTCAAATCAGATAGTCGTAGATGGATTGAGCGTTGTAATGAATACCATTTCAGTAGTATTCAACCAAGTGACAGACATTATATTGGGTGCGTATGATCGGGTGAATGAAGCTACGGGTGGATTTGATGCGTTGAAGAACGTACTGGTTAATCTGTTAAAGATAGGCTTAAAACCTTTGCAGTTTGCGTTCAATGGTTTGAAGTTGGGAATATTGGAAGTCCAAAAGGCTTACGAGAAATGGATAGGAGGTAATGACCCAGAGAGAATAGCGGAACTAGAACAATCAATCACAAGCACAAAAGAAAGATTATCTGAACTAGCAGAAGAAACGGCTAACTCAGCCATAGCTATAAGGGATAATTTCGGTGAGGCATTATCGGAGGTTGGCGAGATTGGCAAAGGTGTTGCGAGTGCAGTTGGTGAGGCGATTGAGAAGGTAGATATAAGCAAGGCGTTTGATAGTGGCAAAGCATTAACACAATTACAAAACGGATTCGAGAGGCTAGAGATAGAGCAGCAGGGGTTAATTGAATCTTATGATAGACAGGCAGAGCTACAGAGACAGTTAAGAGATAATGAATTTGCAAGTATATCCGATAGGATAGCAGCTAACCAAGAACTAGGGACTATCTTAACACAACAAGCAGAGGCAGAAAAGAAAACCGTCAATGAGAGAATCAAGATACTAGAGGCAGAGCAAAGACTAAAAGGCACTTCCACTCAGCTTGAAAATGAAATACTAAAATTGAGGAACGAATTAGTAGCTGTTGATGCTAAAGTGGCAGGATTTAAATCCGAGCAGCTTACTAATGAGGTTGCATTACTAAAGGAAAGAAATGAATTAGAGCAGACAGGGTTTGATAGAACACTTGACAGAATAATAAGAAGAAAAGAGGCAGAAATAGAGCTTACAGATAGTGAAGTTGAGCAATTCCAAAAAAGGCAGGAACTTTTAGATTTTGAAACAGAGAGAAGAAAAGCTATTTTAGAGGAAGAGGTTGAAAAATACGAAGAAGGAACACAAGCTAAACAAGATGCAGAGCAAGACTTGAGGGATTTCTTAGCCGATCAGGCTATTAAGAAAAAGAAACTAGCAAAAGAGGTTGCTGATTACGATGTAGAAACAGAGAAAGCTAAGAATGCACAAAAAGCAGCATTAGAGCAACAAGCACTTAATAATTTAACTACTGGTTTAGGTGGAATAGCTGCTCTATTAGGAGAACAAAGTAAGTTCGGTAAGGCTTTGGCTGTTACTATCGCTATTATAGATACTTTTGCAGCAGCAAATAAGGCACTAAGGCAAGGTGGTGCTTTTGGTGGTTTAGCTGTCGCTGGTGTTGTGGCACAAGGTATTGCAAATGTTAGACAAATAACAGCACAAAAACTACCATCACCTCCATCGTTTGCCAAAGGTTCATCGGGTGGAAGTAGACCAACACCAACAATAACACCTCCATCTTTTAACATAGTAGGAGGCACACCTGAGAGCCAACTAGCGGACATTATAGCACAGAGCGATTCAGAGCCAGTTAAAGCTTATGTGGTAGCAAGTGAAGTTAGCTCTCAGCAATCACTAGATAGAAACATTCAAAATGAAGCATCAATATAATGGACATAATAGAATTAATACTAGACGAATTTGAAAGCGAAGGAGTAGAAGCTATTTCTATCGTAGATTCCCCTGCTATAGAAATAGATTTTGTGGCACTTAAATCTCAGGAAGAGGTAAGGTTCAAGGCAGTAGATGAAGAAAAGCGTATATTAATGGGTGCTATTCTAGTGCCAAATAAGCCGATCTACAGAAGGAACAACGAAAAGGAGTTCTACATATACTTCAACAGGGAAACGGTCGCTAAAGCATCCCAGATGTTCTTGCAGAAGGGTTATCAAGGGAACTCTACACTAGAGCATGAGGAGGCTATTAATGGCTTGACTTTAGTGGAGTCATGGATAGTGGAAGACCCTGAGATGGACAAGTCTAAGTTATACGGTTTTGACCTACCAAAAGGCACTTGGTTCGGTGCTATGAAGGTGGACAACGAAGATGTGTGGAATGACTATGTAAAAACAGGAAAAGTCAAGGGGTTCAGTATTGAGGGATTCTTCGCTAACAAAGAAGTGGAGGCTCAGAAGACGTTGGATAAGTTGGGAGAGATGCTTGAAAAAAAAAAGTACAACTAGAGAGCTACAATGATTACCCAGATGGTGTGAAGAGTAACGCTAGAAAAGCAATTGAATATGCACAGAAGAACGGATGGGGAAGTTGCGGAACTCCTGTAGAAGCTATAGCGATGGATGTGGAAAATTGATGTATGATAGCTGGGGAGGCAGAGCAGCTTTAAGATGGTCAGAGAGTAAGTTAAAAGAATTAGGAATATTAGAGTAATGAAAACACCAAGTAGAACAAGTCCAAAAGGAGGCAGAAGAGGTTGTCTTTGTGATGATGATAAGTATAGAATAGAGTGCTGTGATGGTTCACTTCAAGCACAAGGAATTGGAAGAACAACAGGAACAATATGAGCTGGGGTAAAATTTACGACACCACATGGTGGGGCAATACTGGAGAGTCCAATGGTTGGGGTAATGTTTATCCTGTTTCGTCATACGATGCAGCCACTCAGGCTTTATTGGATCAAGCCACAACAGACGGTTACACGGCAGCAAGTGGCTCAGTTTTAACGGCATTGGACAATCTAATTATTGCCCTAAAAGCTGATGGTATTTGGACAAAGGTGGATATTCTTTATGTCATGGCAACCAATGGAGATGTGGACTTTGCAACTTATAATCTCAAAGACCCAACCACATTCAAACTAACCAATAATGGGGCAACTTTCACAAGTCTTGAGGGATTTACGGGAGATGGTGTTAATGATTATTTGAATACAGGTTGGCAACCTTCAGTAGATGCATCCCAATTCACTCAAAATGCTGCTTCTTTTGGTGTTTATCAAAGAACTAACACCGCAGGAGATTTAGATGTAATGATGTCTAGTAATCAAACAGTAGCTAATCGGAGGACTATTTACGCTGATTGGAACAGGGTGTCCAATCCTGACTATAAATATTGTACAGGCTCGTCGGCAACTAGCTCTGATAGTAATGTATCCAACGTTGGTTTAAATTTTATAAACAGGGCAAACTCTACGCAAATAGCCGTTTATACAGACGGAACATTATTTGAAACAATTAGCTCAACATCCACCAGTTCATTTAGTGCCGTGGACACAACCATTTTAGCATCTAATAACAATGGAGCTATTTCAAGGCATTCGGTAAATCAGTGTTCAATGGCTTTTATAGGGGGTGATTTAAGTGCAGAGGCATCCGACTTTTACAACGCAATACAAGCATACATGACAAGTTTAGGTAAACAAGTATAAACACACCCTTTCACTTAAACGCCCAATTAACATCTAGCACTTTGTTATAAAGGTGTACAAAAAAAACATTTTTATAACATTTTATGAAGCCATCAGAAATATTAGAAAAAGTAGAGGCTTTACTATCTTCTAAAGTAAAATTAGAGCAGACTTCTTTGGATAATGGAACTGTCATTGAGGCAGAATCATTTGAGGCAGGGCAGTCTGTTTTTGTTGTTACGGATGACGAGAGAATACCACTTCCAGTAGGTGAATACACATTGGAAAGCGGTGCTGTTTTAGTTGTCGAAGAGGAGGGAGTAATCGCATCTATGGGTGAGAGCGAGGAAGAAGAAGAAATGGAAGACGAGGTGAAAGAAGAATTCGCCACACTCAGCCAAGTAAACGAACTCAAAGAAATTATTGCTAAACTGGAAGCCGTAATTTCTGAGAAGTTTCCGCAAGAAGAACAACTAACGGAGGAAGCACCAGAGGAAGAAGTGAAGGTGGAAGCATCTGAGCAAAGAGAGCTAGAGGATGCACTCGCAGAACCAGCTGCTAAACCACTAAAACACAATCCAGAAGGTGAGCAAACGGTGAAGGTTCAAAGACTGTCAAGAAACAGACCTAGAACCACAATGGATAACGTATTAAGTAGAATTTCAAAAATCAACAAATAAATGAAACAAAGAGTAAACTTAGCGGATGTGGATAACTCGCTTGATAGTTTAACCACAAGCTACTCAGGAGAAGCTGCAGGAGAGTATGTAGCGGCTGCTCTGCTTTCGGGAAAAACCCTATCTGACGGTGCTATCACCATCAAACCAAATGTAAAGTATAAAGAAGTAGTTAAGAAAGTGTCGAGTGGTGACATCATTGCAGATGCCACTTGTGACTTTGACCTGACTGCTGATGCTTTGACTTTGACGGAGAGAATACTCACCCCGAAGGAAATGCAAGTCAATTTGCAATTGTGCAAAAAAGACTTCAGAAACGACTACGAGGCGATTTCTATGGGATTTGGCGTTTATGATCAAATGCCCCCATCTTTTAGTGATTTCTTGATCGCTCATGTAGCAGGAAAAGTTGCTGAAAAAACAGAGCAAAACATCTGGGGTGGTGTTGATGGAGCAGGTCAGTTTGATGGCTTCACAGTACTTATGGCTGCTGATGGTGATGTAAACGATGCAGCTAACGATTCAGTAACTGCTGCAACAGGCTACACTAGTGGCAATATCATCTCATTGCTTGGCAATGTAGTTGATTCAGTACCTTCTGCTGTGTACGGTGCGGAGGATATGACTATCTACGTTCCTACTACTGCGTGGAAAGCTTATGTGAGGAGTTTAGGAGGCTTTAGTGCGAATGGAGTTGGAGCAGCAGGTGTTGGTGATCAGGGTTCGCAATGGTACAACCAAGGAAATGCACTTTCTTTTGAAGGTATTAGATTGCAACATTGCCCAGGTATGCCGTCAGACCACATCGTGGCTGGTGAGGCTTCTAACCTTTTCTTTGGAACTGGTCTACTTTCTGATTCACAAGAATGTAGAATCATTGACACCTCTGAAACTTTGGGTGATCAAAATGTGAGAGTCGTTCTCAGGTTTACTAGTGGAATCCAATATGGAATAGGAAGCGACCTAGTTTTGCAGACTTTAGTACCTTAATAGGTTTTTTAATTAACTTGAAAAGGGGTGGGTGGATTATCTACCTATCCCTTTTTTTAAACATAATATTACATGGCTTGTGAATTAACAACAGGAAGAAAAGAACCTTGTAAGGATTCGGTAGGAGGTATCACTAAAGTGTACTTCTCAGACTTTGAAGGTTTCGATAGATCAGATTGCACTTTCTCAGGACAGACTGTTACAGGTATTACTGTGACTACTAAGAGTGTATGGCAGTTTGACCTAAAAGGAACTAGCACATTTGAGCAGACTATTAACTCATCAAGAGAGAATGGTACTGTTTTCTATGATCAGATACTTACATTAGACTTGCATAAATTGGATGCGGAAACACATAACGAGTTGGCTTTGATTGTGGCTGCAAGACCTAAGATATTTGTGGAGGATAATAACGGTAATATCTTTATAGCTGGATTAGATTACGGTATGGATGTAAACGGTGGAACTATTGCCACAGGTGCTGCACTAGGAGACAAAAGCGGATATACTTTGACCCTTCAAGGTTCAGAGAAACAAGCTGCTAACTTCTACACAGGAACACTTAGCACAGACTTCACTATCGAAACAACTCAGATAGAGGCATAAGGTAATAAGTGAACTTTTTAAAGAGAGGTGGATAATAGTCTACCTCTTTTTTTTGTTTTAACGTAACCTTACTCAACACTTTACCGTATATTTGTGTATAACTAAACAAAAAAAGACATGAAAAATTTAGAAGCAATTCAAGACATTTTAACAACACCAATAAATGATCGAAATCCTCAATGGACTCAAAGCATTTTATTAAACCATTTGCCCGAAATCAACAAGCAATTAAAATCTCTTGAAGATTCTGTTTGGGCTTTAAATGATTCATTGAATAAGATTAGCAAACATGACCCAATGGCAATAACTGATCACGATTTAAATAGAATGCATACTGCTCAAGCTTTGCTAAAGAAATCTGGTCTTATGGAATAACAAAAACAGATAGAAGAAAGACCACCTTGATTGCAGGGTGGTTTTTTTTTGCACAAAAACGTATATTCAAGTAATTCACTTTGTTATAGTAGTATGAAGATAGTAGTACCATCATCTACGAATGCTATAACGGTGATACCAAGGACTTATGGGGCAACTTATGACTTAGTGATTTACAACAAGTCTACAAGAGCCTCCACCACACTCTCCTCACACCCTTACACAACGAACTCATCAGGGGAGAAAATCACCTTTAGCATCACAGATGTACAGTACTCTTTTGATGAAGACACACAATACAGGCTAGAGGTGGTAGATATTACAGGTGGTCAGGTGTACAGAGACTTGCTTTATGCTACGAGTCAAACCATCGACCAAGTAAACAATGACAATATCTCTGTGAACAATGGAGAATACACACCTGTTAGCCAATCAGATAACGAATTCATTTATGTCTAGACGTAGAAAACACACCCCAGCAGGGGATGTTAGGATAGTAAACCTTGCAACGTACACATCGCCCGATATTCAAGTAAAGGCTAATAAGGACTATGTTACTTATGGCGATAAAAATTCTTATTTCAGATACCTTATCGACCGTTTCACAGGCTCACCAACAAACAACGCAATTATAAATGGTATCAGTCAAATGATATTCGGAAAGGGGATCGATGCAACGGACTCCAACAAGAAGCCAGAGGACTATGCCAAAGCTATATCGTTGCTGAAATCTGATGTTGTCAGAAAGTTAGCGTATGACTTGAAGCTAATGGGGCAATGTGCCATACAAGTGATATACTCAAAGGATAGGAAAACAATTGCACAAGTCGAACACCTACCTGTGGAAACTTTAGCAATGGAGAAATGCGATGAAGATGGTGAGATAAACAACTTCTACTACTGTAATGACTGGGAAAAGGTAAAGCCAAACACGGAGCTTCAAGTAATTCCTGCATTTGGCACTAGCAATGAGAATATTGAGATATTGTACATTAACCCATATGTGGCAGGGCATTACTATTATTCACCTGTTGACTATCAAGGTGGGTTACAGTATGCTGAACTAGAGGAAGAGATAAGTAACTACCACTTATCCAACATCCAAAACGGTTTAGCACCGTCTATGATGATCAACTTCAATAACGGCATTCCTGACGATGAAACAAGAGATTTGATTGAGAGTAAAATCAAGCAGAAATTCACAGGATC